TAGCATTGGCGGCTGTCTAATGAATAATCCTGCTGACAATATGTACTGTATGGTATCTTTTCAAAACAAAGAACCACAAATTTTAGAAATACAAGGGGTTGTATGGTTTGCAACGGAAGACCTTGCTTTTCAATATTATATGTTTTTAAAACCTGAATTAAGAGAAAATGATACTGTTTTTCCTATACAAGAGAAAGACCTTGATATACACTTTAATACTAATTCACATTATGTCAAGCATATGAAAACGAGAACTAGACTTACGAAAAAAGAAAATCAACCTGGTGTTATATGTTATGTTAATAACCATAACGGTGCACCTGTGCCTTATAATTATGGAGAATAAATATTACTATGAAATTAAATAGATACGAAAAAAAAATAATCAAAGCAATATGTGAAAGCCGTAAGGGTATTTACGAAACACCTAAACGAGATAGACTATCATATAAACCTTGTAAGGAATATGACGCTGCCTTATCGTTGTTTATGAAAAAGTTAATTTATGCAGAAACAACAAACGAGTTAGAGATAGAAGGTCCTGCTCTACCTCAACCAAAGTTTAGATGGTTTACTTGTAAGTTGCATAAAGAATATGCTACAAAAAGAGAGTTGAGGAAATTACTATGAAATATTTTTCAACAATATTAACAATTTTAGGTATGTACCTTTTTGTATATGCCTGTGCTGAAAAACCATGTACAGATGATGGTTGCCCAGATTTTAATAAAGAAGGTGATGATAGTATTGTCATACCAGAACCTTTAGAAGATATTAGAGGTTCAGTTGTAAGAGAATATTCAATTGTACCAGTTGTTGCTACAGACAACAAAGATGATTTTGTGTATTCATTAAATAAATGTATTACACATTTATATAAAGATGTACCCATAGAAAAACAGATACCTAGAGAGTTGATAATTGCACAAGCAGCATTAGAAACTGGTTGGGGTACAAGTAGATTTGCTAATGAAGCAAATAATTTATTTGGTATTAGAACATGGAACAAAGATGAAAAGTATTTACTACCTATACCTTGGACAGAATGGCCGGGTTGGGGTGTAAAAGTGTTTGAAACCAAATGCGATAGTGTTGCTCACTATATTAGAATGATAAACGAAGTATTTGCTTATCAAGAATTAAGAGAAGTGAGAGCAAGAATAATCAATGATGGTGGGTTTCCTACTGGATTAGATTTAGCACCAACACTAACAAAGTATGCTAGTAGAGCGAACTATACTGAACTAGTAGCAACATTAATTAAATATAATATAAGAGGTGTATATGATTTATAATGAAGAACTATATTGGAGAAGAATTAAAAATCTCTATAAAGCGTGGCAAACTGCCGAAGATCCAGAATTTAAAAGAGTGTGGATGGATAAACTACAAACCTTAATGCAACAGGTTGACAAGGTATCATTTATCTGATATAATAGACATATGAATATATTTTACTTAGATAAAGACCCAAAGATTTGTGCTGAAATGCATTTAGATAAACATTGTGTAAAAATGCTTATTGAGTATGCTCAGTTAATGTCAACAGCACATAGAGTACTTGATGGTATTAAGTATACCGGTTTATCAAAAACAGGTAGAAAAGTTACCAGATATAAACTAAAAGATAATGATGATATTATTTACAAAGCGTGCCACATACATCACCCTAGTACTGTATGGGTGAGAAGTAATGCTTATAACTATCATTGGTTATATAAAATGTGGTCTTGTTTACATGAAGAATTTAAAACAAGATATTACAAAAATCACAAATCGTATATTCTATTGAAAGACCTATTAAGAAACCCACCTAAAAACATTCCTGTAACTGTTCCTTTCTTTCAACCTACACAGGCTATGCCTGATGATGTTAAACATGAAGATAGTATTACTGCTTATAGAAACTATTATATCAAATATAAGAATGGTTTTGCTACATGGAAAACAAATATACCTAAATGGTATAGTGAAGGAGTAATTGCATGAGAGAATTTATAACAAACAGTTGGGAAGGTGTGATGAATTTAAATCACAACCCATTAAGAAATATACCAGATATGCAGGTAAGACATTTAATATTACAGATACTAGCATGGATGTGGTGTATAACCTTTTCACTATTCTTTTCATCATGGTATGTTTTTGGTCTTACAGTTGTAGCACACTTTGTATTAATACTTGCTATCGTTGTTACTGTAATTACTTTTACAGCAACAGAAAGAACTTATAGATTTAAAGAAGGATATCATTCTGCTAATAGAGCACGAGGAAGTGTAATATATAGAGGTAAGGATGGTAGTGTATATAAAGTACCATTACCTAAAAATGATCCTGGAGGAGAACACGATTAATGCCAACATATAGATTTAAAGACCACAACACAGGTGAAATATGGGAAGACTTAATGCCCATATCTGAAATGGAAAAGTTTATTAAGAAGAAACACATTGAACTATTACCACCAACACAAATGAATATTGTATCAAGTGTAGGTACGCTTGATGGTAAAACTGACAATGGTTGGAAAGAAACATTATCTAAAATATCTGAAGCACATCCTGACAGCCACCTTGCAAATCAGTATGGTAGAAAATCAACAAAAGATACACAAATCGCTAACATGAGAAAAAAACACAAAAATAGAATATTAAAAGGTGGCGGTAGATAAATAGTAGTATGGCAGATTTTGATTTTTTAGACGGTTTTGATACAGGCGGCGATTGGGGGTTTACAGGTGTTTCTGAAAAACCATCAGACAAAGCAGTATCAGATTCAAAAGCAACAGAGCAGGTAGTTAAACAGACATCTGAAAGTGTCGGTAAGGCGGTCTCTGGTGAAATCATAACTAGACTAGAGAGTAAACTAGATAAAATACTCCGTGCTACAAATGAAGCAAAAGAAACAATAACTGCTAAGAACGAAACAGAATTAGAGATTGCAAAAAAACAAATGGATGATGAGTACGATTTACGAAAAGATAATCTTGGAAAAGATATGAAAACTAAATTTGCAAGTTTAGAAAAGTTAATCATTCCACTACTCATTAAATTAGCAAAGTCTCCAGAGGCGTACATACATTGGCCTAATAGAGCAGAAGTCATAGAAGCACAAGTCAAAAAAATAATAGCAATAACAAGAGGATAGTCAATGGAATTATACCAAGTAAAGGTGGTAGCCGATGTTTATGCGGATTCAGATTGGGACCAAATTAAAAAAGACATGGTTATAGCATTTAAAGATAAAGACGGAAACCTAAAAGAAATGGTGCCAGGTAAGTATGAATCAATTAAAATCATATCAATTACTAATGACAGATATAAGATAAAAGACGCTTGACAAAATCTAAATAAGGTGTTATAATAGACACTATGAACAAATTAAATAATTTTATGCAAGAGAAGTATGATATGAAGTCTTTTAATCATACACCCTCTACAAAACTACTTCCCGAAATACATACTGAAACAATTAAAGGCAAACGCTTTTATGTTACACCAGAAGGTAAAAAATATCCATCAATTACAACGGTCTTATCAGGTCGAAATAAAGAAGGTATTGTCAGGTGGCGAGAATCGGTAGGTAATGATGTTGCAAATCAGATAATGAGAAGTGCCGCTAAAAGAGGAACTGCTGTACATCAATTAGTTGAAGATTATTTAAATAATGCTGACCTATCTAAACAAGATGTATTACCTCTGGCATTATTTACTTTGTTAAAACCTGAACTAGATAATATAAATAATATAGTAATACAAGAAGGTGGACTTTATAGTGATAAATGGGGTATCGCAGGAAGAGTTGATTGTATTGCAGAATATCAAGGCAAATTATCAGTAATAGATTTTAAAACATCCACAAAAGAAAAAAAAGAGGCATGGGTAGAAAACTATTTCATTCAAGGCTCTGCTTATTGTGAAATGTACGAAGAAAGATTTAACCAAGAAATTAATCAAGTTGTAATCCTCATAGTGACCGAAGATGGTGCGGTTCAAACTTTTATAAAAGATAAGAAAGATTATTTACCTTTGCTGAAACCAGCAATAGAGGAATTTTACAAAGAAAATGAAACAATTAATTAAAAATGTTTTAGGTATTACACTAATAACTTTATTTTTAGGAATAGTATATTCAGTACTTAATACATTACAAGCAGAACCAAAACCAAATTATGATTTATCACGATTGACACCTAAACCTGTCCCATTATATTGTGGGGATACCTCATTTGTATTTCAAACAGCATTTGAAGTATTTGGTGAAGTACCAATTGCAGGCGCTGAAATTAGGAGTGCAGGTGATTTAAACAATCCTATTATAGGTGTATTAACATTTACATATAATAAAGAATGGAAAAAAGGAACTCTAATGATGACCTTACCAAGTCAATTTGAAACTTGTATATTAGGTTACGGAGTTAATTGGGAGTTTTTCCCACCATTAAAAAAGATTCTTGATGAAGGTAATGAGAGTAAGTAGTATGGACCTGGGTGCAATACCCAGCGCCTCCACCAATCCTAGATAGACCTATAAGGGGGCGAAATAGGATCGACAGCTATTAGAAATCGTACTGGAGAGGATAGTCCAAAGACTTTAAACTAATAATAAACGCAAACTTTAATAACTTTGCATTAGCAGCCTAGGTTGCTAGGGGTTTGCCTGTACCTTGCAACAGAAACAGGCACCAGTTTCCTCTTGAATGAGGAATAAGAGCGGTCTTGGTGGAATAGGTAGACACGATACTAGACTACGAATTTAGTATTGTCCGCAAAGACATGAAGGTTCAAATCCTTCAGACCGTACCATAGAGGGTTAAGTATAGGAAGGACGGACCTATAACTCCGTCCGCCCTCACAACAAAGGAGAGTATATCATGTTTGAAGTAATTGATATTTTAATACCCATAGGCATATTAGTTTTATGTGTTTATGCAATCGGTTATATGTCTGGATCAGACGCCGCAAGAGAAATCTATAATCCTACAGTTAGAAAGAATGATATTAAATGATACATTTTTGTTTTGGTAATGGCAATTCACGAAAAGGAATAGACATTGAAAAATACAAAAAGTATGGTACAGTAGTTGGGTGTAATGCCATTTATCGTGATTTTACACCTGACATACTAGTTGCATTAGATTCAAGAATAAACCATCAGATTTATAGAAGTGGTTATTGTTTTGAGAACACGGCATATTTAGGATACTGGACACCTATACCAAGTGTTGTTGCTGAAGATATGCTTATGACACAAAAAGGTAGAGTTGATGTAGAGTTTAAGGGGTGTGATGAGGCAGTATATCATGGTGAAGATGGTGTATTTACTTTCATACAAGGCATGGGTAAAAACCCAGGTATAACCTATGTAACTGGTACAAAAAAAGACAAGGCAAAAAGTATAGAACCAACGATAGATAAGTTTGCTTATGCTACAGGCACTAGGTCCATTTATCTTTCATGTGAACTAGGGGCAAAAGAAGTTTATATTATTGGTCATGATTTATACTCAAAAGATGGTAAGATAAATAATGTATATGCAGGTACCGATTGTTATGCTAAAAAAGATGCTGATTATGCAAGACCTGATAAACCAGATGAAACATTTAATTGGATTACACATCATAAACATACATTTGATTCATTTAAAGATATAAAATTTTACAAAGTTAATCCTAATGATAATATAATTAATGTTAGAGTAGAAGAATGGGAAGAGTGTAAAAATTTAGAGTATATGACATTTGCAGAGCTTGACGAAAAGTTTAAAGTGTAGTATAATAGAACAATGATAATAACACCAAATAAATTTGCATTACTAATAGAAGAAACAGTTAAAACTAAACGAATGAGTTATATGGAAGCAATTATTTTATATTGTGAAAACAATGGCATTGACCCAAGTAACACAAAAGCATTGATTAACAAAACATTAAAAGAAAAGATAGCATTTGAGGCACAAGGTCTGAATATGTTAAAAGAAAAAACAGCAAAGTTACCAATATAAGGAGAAAAATGTTAGAAGTA